GCTGCACGATGGGTTACAGGCAGGGTCTGGACTTTGAGTATAAGGAGCCACTGCCTGTGACGTGCCCTGTGCTTCTGATGGAGCCTGCGGGCTTCTGGAGCGCACTGAAGATGTCGAAGTGGATTGCGCGCGGCTCTCCAGTCATTACGCTGGAGCAGGTAACGCACACGCAGCTGGAGCTGGCAGAGTTCGTTCAGTACGAGGTCGCAGAGGGTCAGAAGAATTACGACGACCAGAAGACGAAGGCGGCGACGCGGATGGCGGAGCTGTTCTCCAGTAAAAAGGGATAGGCCATGGCAAAGGCAGTAGCGACTCTTGAAGGCGACAGCACAAGCCTGGTCAAAGCCATCAATGATGCGAAGAAGGGGATGGCGGACCTAGAGTTCGAAGGCAAGTCTCTTTCTAAGCAGCTCAAAGACGTTGCAAGCGAAGCTGATAAAGCGGCCGGTACGCTAGTCAATCGCATCGGAGGTGGCACCGCCATCAAAGCCATTGCTGGAGTGACGGCAGGCTTTACTGCGGCGCAGACTGCGCTGGGAGTTCTCTCAAGCTCAATGAGCGCGTTCTATTCAACGCAGGGGGACCAGGGCGCTAAGGCGATGGCGGACATCGATAAGGCGCTAAGTGAGATGACGAGTAAGCTCTTCACGGCCGTGATGGGAACGGACGACATGGAGGAGATTACGCGGACGCTCATTAGCGGAATCGAAACGCTGACGACTGTCGTGGAAGCGCTGCTCACCCCTCTGAAATGGATGGGTGAGTTCTTGAAGCTGCTGCGCGACTTTGGAAATGAGAACGCAGACGCGACGCGGAAGCAGAAGGAAGAGCTGGTAAAGTTAAAAGCCACTCAAGACCAGATGAAGAAGAGTTACGACAACAATCAGACGGCCATCGAAGGCAATCTGAAGGCTGTCAGAGCGTTGACAGGTGCCACGGAAGACGGCCGGAAGGCTAGCATCCGGGCTGCACTTACTGCGACGGATGCCATCGCTGCACAGGTCCAGCTGGCAGAGAAAGAGCAGGATATCGCAGATTACAAACGGCTGGCAAACGCTGAAGAGGAAGAGAATGACAGAAAGGCTCGCGACCTTGCTTCGCGTCAGCTGGCGGCAGGTCAAATCAAACAGGAAGAGTTTGAATCTGCATCAAATCGGTACTTCAATAACCTGCAGACAGCAACCAGAAGGGCCGCACTAGCCACCGTCATGGTGATGTCTGAAGCGACGAAGACGCAGCTTCAGTCGCTGGGAGCGCAGCGGCAGGTTCTAGCAGCAGAGCTTCTGGGTGTAACGAACCAGATGAAGGCTGAAGCGGAGAATGCAACAAACACTCCTACAAACACTCCGACTATTCGAAGCGCACCGGCTGCTCCGAAGATGACTGATGAACAGAAGATGTACGCGGACATGGACGCGCTTGCAAAAGAAGGAGAGAAGCAAAGAGCAGCAGATTCTGCGAAGGCTTTGGCTGACAGCACCGCTGCATACGTTGCCGGAGAACGTGCAAAAGCTCAAGCCACTGCTGACCGAATTGAAGCAGACGATAAACAGGCGAAGGCGGTTGAAGCTGCCCGGAGAATTCAGTTCGGTGACGCATCGTCTGCTGAAATATCTTCATACCTAGATGCAAAGACGCAGAAGGAAATCGCAGACCAGACCGAATTTGAGGCAGCGAAGCAGCGCGCGATTGAGCTTCACGACCTGACCTTCAACCTGAACCAGACTGCAGCAGAGTTTGCCGATGCCCAGCGCGCGAAGGAGAAGGCCGCGCATGATGAGAAGGTGTCTGAGCTCACGGCTGGCTTCCAGGAGTACGGCAAACTTGCAGGCCAGCAGCTGGCAGACGGTGAGAAGGCAGCGAAGGTTGCAGAGAAGCTTGCGAAGAAGGCCATCGGAGGTCAGATTAGTGCGCTAGGTGACCAGGCGATGGTTAAGGCTGCTGCGTTTGCGGCAGAGCTGAACCCGATGGCAATACCCATGGCTGCAGCTGGCGTGGCTGCATACTCTGCCGCAGCCTACCTAGGTGCGGAAGGGAAGAAGGCCACATCTGCGACACCGGCAGCAGCAGCTCCTGCGGCAGCGCCTGTGAACACATCTTTCAATCTACGTGTTGACGCAGCGTTCGCAGACGGCGAAAGCATCGCCCGGCAGTTTGCGATGATGCAGAGGTCTGCACAGAGGCGCGGCCTCGTTCCAGTAGGAGCATAAGATGAACTTCCCGTTAGTCACATGGCAGGTGTACGCGCCGCTGTTCTCGACGACAGCCGGCACAGCAGGCGGAACCACGGTGTGGGGATATGGGTACAGCGGAACGTCGACGCCACCGCTGGACACGCTTGCAGGCATCATCTGGACTGCTCTGGATAATGCAGGCGCGACATTTATCAATGTTAGCTACAATGTGAATAACACTACAGGTCCAGACCTGTTCCGCGCTTCACTGTATTGGGAGTATGACGCTGCAAGTCCGATTACTTTCTTTTTCAGTTCGCTTGCAGATGCAGCAGTGTACGGGTTTGACTCCACGACAGTAACGTTCCCCGGCTCTGGCGGGACGGAATTCGGTTCTGCACCATATAACGCTGCCGGCCTGTGGGCACCTTCTGGTGTGTCTGGCAATCTGGTTCGGATGGTTTCCCAGCGCGCGGCAGCATCGTCATCGGAGATGTCTGGTCTGTCCACTGATGTCGTGAACTGGGGCGCGGTCGCAGACATTGAGCTGCGGTCCACTTTGTTTCCAGCTGCTAACGCGTTCACCTGGTACGCGACGCAGCAGGTGTATGCGCAGAAGGCGCAGCGAAGCGTTGACGACCCTAACAATATCCTTGAGAAGATGCTGGCGGCAGCTGCAGCGGGCGTGACCTTTCGTCTTTATCAGCAGGCATCGACGACTGCAGGGTTCACCAGTGAAGACTACCTCGTCGCGCGAATGCCGACGATTTCGTCAAAGGACTCTGCAAAGGACTTCATCCAGGCGGATGATGAACCGCGCCTCTGGACGACGACGGGCATGTTCTTCCGGGGAGAAACCTAATGGCCTCCGACCGCGTCATCATCGTTCGCATCAGAGGCATCGGCTTTGAGGCTGATAAAGCGTATCCGCTGACACTGACCAGTCGGCCGCTGTCGTATCTGCAAAGCACAGCGATTGAAGGCGTTATTACAAACCTCACGACGCAGCTGTCGTCAGAGATAGGCATCTTCTCGTCGATGGGTTCGGACCCGACGACGACCTTCAGTGTCCTAGCTAACACGCAGACGCTGTCTGTACTGATGTCGCGTGGAGCCTCAGAAGTCAGAGGCATAAATGAAGCTAGCATCCAGACGACGCGATATGTAACGCCTTCTCCCGCTCCGACGATTTATGTCACAGACGCTTCAACCATCGGAGCCGGAGACATCGTCCGCATCAATGGGGCTGCGTACTATGTGACCGGCTCTGACTCATCGACGCCTGGACAAATCACAGCGCAGATGGCGTACGGGTCTGTTCCCCAGCCGATTCCGCTTCATGTGGTTGGAAATCAGGCTACTGGTTCCACGCTGTACGCATCGTACTGGCAGGGGAATCATTTTCCTACAGGCGGAGCAGAGCAGCAGGCCGTGACCATCTCCACGGTAGAGATTGATGCTCCTGACGCGACGCATGAAACGGTCATTTTCCGTGGAGTCGTGTCTCGCCTCAGCTTGCAGACCTCGGCCGGCACAGATAACCAGATTAGTGTAGAGTGCATGTCGCTGATGGGCGTCATCAAAAACGCGCCATGGTCAGTTGCTCAATCTGGTCTTCGATACGTAGGATATCCCGGCTTCAGTGAGAGGCGTTACAACGAAGACAGGGATGCGCCTCTGCCTCCGAACAACGACTTCGAAGGCGTGTTGAAGACATACGTCAGCACCAGCATAACTGGTCCAATCTTTGAATTTTCGGCGCAGGCGTACGACACACGGTACGCTACTCTCAATGTCAGGAACGGCGGATATGGTGGCGTTACCGCTATCGTTGAGGCTACTGCTAACGAACTGACGCTGGCCGCGAATCCTGTCACGACTCATCTGAATGACTTCAGAGCGGTCGGATTCAGTCTCATCTTCAACGATGGGTATTACCGAACGTTCAGTGTAAGCAATGGGGACGACTTAACCCTGACCTTTGCTGCCGGTTCAGATACGGCTCTTGCAAGATTGCGAGCGCGTTACAGCACTGATATTGCAAATCTCTCAATTGATGAGTCAGTCGTTGCGGAGATGGCTTTCAGCGCGGCAAACTTCCAAGCTGCAATCGTGGACCTCATTTTTGGAACGTACAACGCAGACCCGACAGGTGAGCAGGGTGTCCGGGCATGGGGCATGGCTGCGTGGATTCCGTTCTCTTTTTCAGAAATCGCTGACATCATTGACCTAGGTTCGCTGAACAATGCGTTCAACACGGACCAGATGCAGGTGGACCTGCCTTTGATGCAGATGTGGAACCCTCTCATTGGAGCGCGCGTCCCTAACACGGTCATTGTTCCTGTGAAGCCTTCTGGTCCAAAGACCATCGGAGAGGTTCTGGATAATATGATGAAGAACCTAGGGCTCTTCATGGTTTATGATAAAGGCCGCATCAGCTTTGGCCGGTGGGCATCAGAGAACCCATGGGCTACTGCGATAAACGACTCTGACTTTGCGGAGCCTAAAGTCGGACTGACTTTTGACAGGTCCAACAGCATCCAGTCTGTCACGGTGGAGTATCCTGCAGTCATCACTGCAGAGAAGCTGTCTCTTACAAAGAACCCTGTGGCAAACATTGAGCGCATCATTTCCGGAGCTGGAAAGGTTGTATCCGTCGGAAGCTTCATGCAGCAGGGCGACGATTACCAGGCGGCAACGATAAACTCATTCGCCTTCTCCAATGGCACAAACCTCATCACGCGTTACTCGCAGGCTGCTGGCATTATTGAGGTAACGCTTCGTGATGCGGCAAAGATGCTCTCCATCGGAGAGTATGTAGCCTTCAGCAGTGAGTTCATCGTCAACGGCAGAGGCTCCATGGGCGTGGCAAATGCGACGGGCATCGTGCTGAAGGCCGCGCGCAGCTGGCAGACTCCGACGACATCTTACACGCTGTTCCTGCCGGGCTACCTGTTTGCAGCGAATCGTGTATCCATGGTCTCTGTGAGCGGCCGCGTACTTGAAGTAGCGGACAGCGGAGTCATCGTCATTGAGGATAACGCGTTTACCAGTAATCTGTCGCAGATTGGAGCTCCAAAGACTGACCAGGAGGCATTTGACCAAACGCTGCAGCGGACGACAGGCATTCCAAAGAACTATCGCTGCGCGCTGTACGACCAGTACGGGACACCGTATAACATCACAGCTCGTCTCATCGGAGTCGGAGGAGTGGCGCTGGTCTTTAGTGGTTCAGAGTTTGACGGTGCAGTCCCAGGAGACATCATCATCATGGACTTTGCGACGACCGCCTTTAATGTCATGCCAGAAGACCTGCAGGAATGCTGGGACGCGTTCCAGGCGGACAATAGTGGTATGGTCAATGGTGACACTGCCTTCTCATACCCGTGGAGTCGCTGATGGCATGGAAGAAGATTGACGACGCGCAGGCGCTTCCGGACATGCCCTACTCGTCCTTTCTGGCGAACGGCCTCACTGTCAACGCGAACAGCTATAACGAAGACCTCCGGCGCGGAGGCGGCATCGCGTTCAACGCTCACGACAGCGTTACCTGGTCATCGTATAGTGAAGGTCGCGGCTTCATGTTTACAGTCAATCTTGGTCAGCAGGTGACACAGGTGGACTTCCGCGTCACTTATAAGACGCTGACGAACAGCGTGGACGCAGACGGCTTTCAAGGCATTGTAACTATCCAGCACCTGACGACGGGAGAGTTCATTCAGACCGGATTGCTTCCGAACAAAGATACAGCGGAATACTTTGATGTCTCAATGCCTTTATCTACTCCGACCAGCGGACCGCAGGTGTTCTCTTTGACCTTTCGTTCGTCAATTCTTGAGAACAAAGGAATTGTGGACATTGGAGGAGGAGTAGAGAGCATCATCTACTTAGACCAGCGCACTGGTGCCGGGCATTACAACATAACTGAAGGCGAGAAGTTTGAGCTTCTAGATTTGACAGGCGTTGAAAGTCCTAGCGCTGGCATACAAGAAACAAAGTATCAGATGAACTACATTGCGACGAATGCTCCGCCGGGTAATCCTGACGCATACGCATCTGTCTTTCCGTCTTTGACCACCAATCCTCCACGGCTTCGTCCAGTTTACAATTCATCAAAGATTGGAAACGCGACCGTGTATGAGCTTGGAGCGATTACATTGTTTGGAATCGCTTACAGCTCTGTGTCCGCGAACTATAACAATGCTCCTCCGCAGTTAAGTCATAACAGCACAGTGGCGCTGTCTCAAGTCATTGGCATTCAGAACAGGGGGCGCACGCAGTTTCAGCCGGACCTGTGCAACGGCCTGTCGCAGCGGTTCTCTCTGGGATGCGTTATTTCTGCTCAAAACACGTATCTTAGCATTGACGAGGTGACGACTAGTTTCTGTTTCACCACAAATTCGTTGGTGGATTACAAAACGCTGTCCATCACGTTTCAAGTCTTTGCACTGAACACAGTAACACGCAATCTGATTAGTGTTACGCTGCTAGATGATGCAGATAATCCTGTGCTTCCAAAGCAGGATGTTCACTTCACTCCGCTAAGAAGCAGACTTCCGCAATCGGTTGCCGGCATTACTGCGCGTGGCTGGTACGAACCGACTGCTGTGGCGGCATGGGGTATGCGTGACAGCATGAATCAGTCAGAGATGACAGACGGCAGCGTTCTCACGTTCAACCTGCGCGATGTGTACCTTGAGGAAGGCAAAATCTGGACCGTGAAGATTCAGGCAGGCGAAGAGGGAGCGGTCTTTTATCTGTTCAATGTGTACGCCCGAATCATTGAGAACCAGGGGGACCTGTGACCTTTCCGATTCCTACCTTATACCCATTTCCGCTTTACAGCAGCGGGCCTCCAGACACGATTAGAGCTCTGACCATGCAGGAGCTGCTGGGTCGCGATAGGTTCATCTTTGCGAACCAGCGCCGGATGCTCACATCGCTGTCGCCTTACTTTACTGCTAACACCAGTTATGAGACTTCAGCGCAGCTGTATGTTCATAACTCTAAGCTCACACGTGATTCAGTCACTGTCGTGGCTTCTGGTTATAACTGCGATATCAAAGTCTACATTGAGGCATCCGTTGCCGCTTTATCGTTAGCTGCGGCACCTTCAACATCTTCAGTTCAGTTCACTCCGGGCTGGACAGACGATAAGTGGGTTGCCGTTCAAGTAACAGTCAAGTCCACCTCTGGGACAGGCGGTTACTTTGGTCTATACATCCTTGAAGACGCACTTACAGAAGCGTTGCTCCCCTAACCTCCGATTGGAGTTCCAGAAGATGAATCATGTGTTTGCGATGCTTCCTGCCTTCCTCAACGAAATCAAACGTTACCGCGCTTCTGTAACCACAGACGGCATCGTCATCAGAAGCGGCCATGTGGCGCGCGGTTTCAACCTCAATCATCATGACCGGCAGCAGCTCGTCGATGCGGTTTCCAGCCTCTCAGAAGCCATTCAACAGTGGGCGAAGCTTGAACCCACACCAGAGTCGCAGAAGCCTGTTAGTCCCGTGGACGATGGCAGCTATCCGTTCATCCATCATCCTCCTGCGGACATCCTGATGGGCACCCTCGCAGAGAAGCCTGCTCCAAAGCCTGACATCATCCACCATGGCGTCGCCATCGAAGTGAAGGCGAAGCGCAAATACGCAAAAAGGGGCAAAGATGTCTGACGCACGCATTGAGTACAATCTGAAGCAGGTCGGAAAGACATGGAAGCGCGAGGAGCTGCCGCCTCCTTTCTCCACGCTGGACCCTGCCTCCGCTGCCTTCGCGGATGCGGTTGCCACCTTCCAGGCTGCGAAGGGTTTGACGGCCGATGGGAAGCTGGGACCCGGAACCTTTGCGAAGCTGGTTCCTCCTGCGCCGGAAGCGCCGATTGAAGGCGTCGCTGGGAAGCTGGTGGAGTCCTGCTATGTGGAGCTCCGCAAAGGAGTGCGTGAAGTCGGAGGCGCGAACCACGGTCCTGATGTGGAGAAGTACCTGCACTGCGTCGGACTGACGAAAGGTTCGCCCTGGTGCGCTTCTTTCATCGCATGGAACGTGATGAACTCACGCGGCCTGACGAAGCCTCCGGCATGGTGCAGCGGTTCCGTCGCGACCCAGTGGCACCTCGCTTCGAAGAAGTGCGCTGCTGATGCGAAGACGACGCCGCTGGAGGCTGGCTTCCAGTCAAAGGTAAAGGCCGGCTGGGTCTGGTGTCGCGCGAAGGACCCGACTGGTGCGAAGGAGTGTCGCGCCGGGACGTGGGTACAGGGTCACACTGGCGTCGTCGTGAAGGTCGATGCCACCGGCTGGACGACCATTGAGGGTAACACTAACGCTGCCGGCTCACGCGACGGCGATGGCGTTTATCTCAAAACTCATCTGTGGACGAACGCACCTCAAGTCGATAGGACAATCGGGTGGTTTGACCCTTCCAAGATTTAGACTAACCGCCCTTGCGAGGGTTGCGCCTGGTGCACCATGGCCGTGAAGCTGACGAACAGTAAAGGCAAACTCAACTGGGGCCTTCTGGCCGGTGGCCTCATCGGGACTGTCGTTCCCGTTCTGGTCACAGCAATCACAGGCGGTCTAGGTGCAGTCACCGTTCCCATGTGGGTTGCTCTGGCTTCTGGCGTGTCTGCGCTTGCAGCTGGTAACGTAGAGCTGAAGACTCCCGTTGAACGCGCTCTGGACGCGGACGCTGCGAAGGCGAAGTCAGATGGCGAGTAACGGTCCGACCGGTTCAGTGGAGGCCATCGCATCAAAGGCCGTCATCGGCCTGCCTACCATGTGGCGCGTTGTTACTGTTATCGGCTCTCTTGCATCCACAATCGTCCTTCTAGTTCTTACCTTTGCGTTCAACATGGTACGCGAAGAGTGGAAGGAGCTTCGGGCGGAGGTCAAAGAGATGCGGCACCGCCTGGACGAAATGCCAGACGGTCAGACTCTCCGGCGACTGGCAGACGATGTGCAGGACCTTGGACGCAGGGTCGACCGCATTGAGCAGCAAGTTGACAATTGGGATGAGTAGCCATGATTGAACAGGACCCGACTGTTACTCTTAGTGAAGCTCTTGCTCGAGCGGCTGTCGCTGAAGCAGAGGTGGCGCGTCTCAATCGTGGCATCGCCATTGAGATTGCTGCTGCTGACAGACGGGCTGCTCGCAAGCTGTCCATCCTTCGTCTCATCTTCCTTGGCATTGCCGCGCTGATGGGCTTCCTCGGCGCGCTCACGCTGGTGAACTGGTATGTGCCAGGCAGCGTCGACAAGGACGGCATCGGCACCTCGTACTTCCAGATGAGCAAAGACATCCTGCTGGTCATGACCGGCATTCTGGGAAGCGCGATGGCTAATGTCTTCGACGCAGGCAGTCGCAGCCCGGGAAGCGCAGGCGAACGCAGTGCGCAGCCTCCAGAGCAGCCGCCCGTCTAAAACACGCGCAGGAAGAGCAGCGCGACCGTTGCCACTGCACCCACATAGGTCAGCACCAGCAGGACCTTCTTTGCCGTCTCTACGTTCCTGTCGATGAGGTCGACGGCGTGGAGCTGCACGCGCTGGGAGAGCGAAGGGGAGGCGGTATGTTCGATGACGTTCAACATGGTGTGTCCTTCTTGACGGGGAGAGGCATGCATACAGGGCGCAGAACGCTACTCAAATTTTCCGCGCATTTTTTCTCGCGACTTCGTACACAGCTGCCCAATGGTCAAAGACCGCCTGTGACGCAATCTCGTCGCTGATGGCTTCCACGCCCATCTTTATCCGCTTCGCCTGCTTCTTTGCGTATGCCTCTGCCGCGTCGCGCTTGTACTGCTCATACCGCTCTGGGTTGTTCTTTATCAGCGCCCACTGCTTCTGCCCGGAGCGTCGCAGGCTCTCTTTGCGCAGCTGGTCCAGGCGATGCAGGAAGCCATGGTCAGCGTTGAGGTTTAGTAGAAGCAGGAAGGTGCGCTGCGCTTTTATCGCTGCCACATCCTCGGCCGTGTGCGGGATGTTGTGCGTGACCTTGTACCAGACCGTGGAGTTCACGCTGCGCGCGATGTAGTCGTCGAAGAGGCCGCGGAGCTCCTGGTCTGTTTCAATGGCTCTCTCCGCCCATCCGGGTTCCACAATCTTCGACGTGAGAGATGCGATGCGGTCTGCGTTACGCTTCTCCTGCCGACGCTGCTCCGCTCTCTTATGGTTCAGTCTCTTTCGCTCTTCCTGCGTCAGATGCGACTGCGCCATGCGGATGGAGTGAGCACATAGCTTCTGCTCCTTGGGGTCGATTTGGCCGCTCTTTATCGCATCAGCGATGAAGGCCTCTGTCGACAGCATGGCCGCTGTCACCAGTGCAGGGTCGCGCTTTGAAGCACGCTTCCTCATTGCTCTAAACCGCTCCTTCTGAAGATACTCTTCGCGCAGGTCCGGGCATGCGTTGATGCGCGCCATCTTCTTTGCAGTCTTTCGCCGCTGCTTCGCGCGCTTCTTTTCAATGCGCAGCGCCATGATGTCCTTTGGAACTGCAATCGGCTCCGGAACATGGACCTCTACTTTGATGCCCGATTCGCGCAGGGCCTGTCGCGCTGCAGCTCGTCGCTCCCGTTCCTTCTGCCGGCGGTTCCTGTCCCACTCGCGACGGACTTGCAGCTGCTTCTCGCGCTCTTCGTTGGTGACGACGCGTCTGTCTCGCCAACCTTTGGTGTACTTCCTGACCTTCGCCTGCCGCTCCTTCTTTTGCTGTTCTTCAGAGACGGGCGCACGCGCATCCACCTTCTGCTTCACAGCTGCGATGCGCTCCACGGCTTCTGCCACGGTCGGCATTGAAAGCGTCATGATTAGACCTAGACGCTTCAGAGAGGTCCGGTACTCCTCAATCTGCTTATCGTACCAGCGCTGCGTGTGAGCTGGAATCGGCTTCCCTGTCCGCTTCGCTTCGTCCAGGCGGTCGTGGTACTGCTTCTTGAACATCTCAAAGCGCACCTCGAGGTCGGTCTTCGGATGATGTTCAGCCATTGGTCAGCGCCTCCATGTGCTGAAGGCAGGACCAGTTCTTTATGACTAGACGCATGAGGCCGCGCTGCTCCGATGCATCTGCCGGCATCTTTGACAGCACATCCAGCATCGTCCAGATGACCAGACCTTGAGACAGGTTCCGAGCGCACCAGGCGCGCTCAATGCAGGCAATGGTCGATGGGTCGTACTCTTCCCACGTGCCAGAGAGCAGCAGCAGCTTCTCGTCGTCCACGATGCCGACCAGCTCGAATCCGGCTTTGCTGTATTCAATGAACAGCGTGCCATCGAAAGGCATCAGCAGCGCCGTTCCATCGTCCGCTTTCGCCGCTTCACGAATCACGTCAAACACTTCCAGTGACATCTTCATCGTCCCTCTCTCGTGACTGGTCTGGGGAGACCGTGGTTGCCCACCTGCTTTACAGCGTCAACGAGAGAGAGTCAACACTAGCGCGTCTCTTTCCAGAGTAGCCACGCGGTGTAAGAGAAGAAGATGACCATGAAGGCCAGCATCAGCGGGTCTGCTTTGGGCTGAGCTGCAGCCATCAGTGCCATTACCATGGTCGCCTCTCCATCACGACGCTCCAGTTTGTCTCCTGCGCTGTGCAGGAGAACAGGATGCTGCCGTCGTCGCGCAGCCTGCGGTCCCAGCAGGCCTCCACTAGTTCAGTGTAGTTCTCCATCGTCGGAAGGCAGCTCGTACTCTTTCCGCTGTTCCGGCTGTGGAAGATTGCTTCGCGCGCAGTGTCGTACATGGGCGCTCCTTCAGATGACACTGATGGCCTTCGTCTTCACGACGACGACGGTCCATCCGTGAAGGTCGGAGATGAACCTGACGACGCTGCCGTCGTCCTGCCACCTATCGCACTGATGCTCGAGGTCGTCGATGTTCTGCTGGGTCGGAAGGCAGAGCGTGATGCGCCCGTCTCCCATGCTCTCCAGAATGGCTTTGTCTGCGGTCCTGTAAGTCGTCAGCATGTTACCTCCCATCGTATGAGTCACGGATGATTACCCCGATGATGACGCCTAACACTAGTCCGAAGATGAGGAAGAGGCCTTCAGGCATCGGAGCGTCGTTGCGCATCCACATGTCCACCTGCCTTCTTGTCACGGGCGGCACTTCTGCTAGAATGCCGGGCAGGTAATGGTGGGGACCAAAGAGACCGAAAGGTCCCGTCCCTGGCTGTTTGTCCTTTGCAGCTGGGGACGCCTCCGCCATCTAACCCTCCGCCCGCATGCCACGGCTCCACGGTCCCTTCACGCGCGACCATTCGGCCAGCCAGACCGCGTCGGCTTCTGCGAGGATGAACTTCCGTCCGAACCGCTTCTCCGCCTCTTCCTTCAAGGTGCGCTTATGGTTCGTCACGCAGTCTCGCTTCGGAAGGTACATGTCGCGCTGCCACATGGATGGTGTGACTGCATGGACGCGGACGCCTCCGGCCTTTGAGAGTAAGAGGCCAGCCCACGCCTCCCCATACACCCTTCCAAAAGTGAACGTACTTGAAAGGCCCTGCTTCGGCATCGCTCCCACCCGTTCAATGGTCGCTGCGTGGATGCCGTCGTCCAGCTCCGCGAAGTGGTCTGCGATGACCAGGGCGATGCGGCCTTCCGTGTCCGCGTCTTTGAAGCGGCTAATCTTCAGGACTGCGCCGTCCTGGTCGATGCTGGCGATTGCGCCGTTCTTTCCCGGGTCCACACCGGAGTAGATGAAGGAGGTTCTGTCACTCATTGTCAGACCTTAACATCGCAACCAAATCGTCGCCTGTGACGAAATCTGTTGTATCGCCACATGTCCATGCAACCATCTTTTCAATGAGTTCGTTTTTCTTCTCTTGGCTGCTGTTTCTGGTGTTTCTGATGACAGGTCCGAAGGTAATGCAAGTCTCCTGCATCTTTGGCTTAGTCCTAGACATCCATGATGGCACAATGACCCATGCGTAGAGCGAAACCCATCCTTCTTCTTCGTTCCTGCACTTAACAGCCAGAGACCCCCAGACCTCTAACGCTTTTCTGACCTCTGAAACCTCTGCTTTTGTTGGCTTTCGCTTCAAAGCATGTTGCGCGAGTTCCGCATCTCCCTTGCGAAACAGCAGCTCATGACTCTGGTACACGGCATCTTCGACTAAGTAGGTTGCAAGTTCTCTAATGACTTCACTCATGGTGTGTCCTTATGCGCGGTAATGCGCGGTAATGCGCGGTTATGAGCTGGTCATCTCTCCGGAATCTTCGGATGGTTCAGTTGTAAGCCAGTGCTTTACAGCTGCCGCCTTCTGCTGCGCTCTCCGCTGCTTCCGGTACTCTCTCTCCTTTGCCCTGAACGCCTCTGGGTTGCTGGCCTTCCGCGCATTCACAGCGGCTCTTTGAATCGCGTTGCATACCTCTGCACCCAGACGCTCCCGTTTTGCTGCGTACTCCTCTCTGCGCTTCTGACGGACCTTTGCTGCATACACAGGGTCAGTCGCGTACTTCTGACGCCTCCAGGCATCGCGCTTCGCCTGCTTCTTCCGCTGTGCTTCCTTCGCCTTCTCTGGGTTTGCGAGACGCCACGCCTTCTTCGTTTCCTTCCTCTTCTGCTTCCTGTCGATGACGGCCTGTGCAGCTGCAGCGTCACGGTCTGCAAGTTCCTGCGCCACGGCCATGATGCGGGCGATGGCTGCTTCACGGTTAGTGTTAGTCGTCATGAATGCCTCTGCTCTTCATCTCCAGCTGGAGCCGCTGCAGCAGTAGCTTCATCTCCGCCATGAACCCTTTCAAGTTCTCAATGCGCATCGTGTACACGCCCATCATGCAGCTCCACGCAGGCTCCTGCATGCTCTTCTTGCAGCGACCCAGCTTGTACCTGGCAGTCGTGACATCGGCCATGAAGCCTTTTGCCTCCTGCAGCTTCATCGACACCAGCGCGGCTCCATCAATGATTTGGCCATCCGGGAGTTTACTGTAATCAATGTTCATGGTGCGGCCTCCAGAGCTGCGACCAGAGCAGCGGCTTCGGTTGGGTAGAGATACGCTCCGGCTCGCACGCCATGCACCGTCCATCGTCTCTCGCCACTGACCATTGCCCAATTCGTGGTTGCGTTGGGGAAACGCTCCCGCACGATTGCCAGCAGGCAGCCTAGCGTCGCAGGGTCGGAGAGGTCTGGGAGAGAGCCGGGCACGCACTCGGCAATGTACGACATGTTCTCGTAGTAGCCGACTACATAGCCGTCGTCGTCGCATCGCGTGACACGCAGGTCCTTATTGGACAGCATGCCCGGCATCCACCGCCAGCGCTTGCACGTTACGGCGCGGCGCGCCAACTCTTCGATTTGTTCTAACTGTTCAGTGCTCATGCCCGCCTCCACTGGTGCCAGTTCCCCTTCGTCTTCTTGCACTCTTCCCAGACGACCTCCTGTCCATGCAGGCCGTGTTGAACCTTCTCCTTCGATGGTACGCTGACGGCCAGCGCGTCCTGCACTGTAAGCCGGTCCAGCGGGTCGTGAAGGAACAGGACGAAGACCCACCATTTGTGCGTGTTAGGCCACTGCGTCGCTGACTCCACCCGCTTGTAGAGCAGCTGCCTGCTCATTCCGCAGGAGGTTGCCAGCGCAGAGTAACTGCCGTGAACCTGCGAGGTCCGCATCCGGATGAGCTCACGCACCTCCGGGAAGGTGTCTGTCTTTTCTGCCGTCATCATCGTGCCCTCTTCATGAAATCATTGATGACCTGGTGCCATCTGTCGTGATGCTTCTTGCAAAGCGGAACTGTTCCGAAGGCATCGGCCTCCGCGACTCCGAAGAACTCCTTCGGTGCGTAATGATGCATTTCAACGAACGGGTCGCCGCAGACATTGCAGGTCTGACCGGAGAACGACTCTGCAGCTGCATACTGAAGCTCCGGCGACTGGACCCGCTTCACGATGCCCTGCGACAGCGCGAACTCTTTCGTCAGGTCGTACCTGTCTCCCACCCTGCAGTCAGACATGCCCGGCAAAGCCTCCTGCACGCGGTCAGGCCATGCCACGACTTCGCTGTCGCACTCCATGCAGCCACAGCGGTAATGCTGCGACCCGTTAGAGGCGATGAACTCCACAGCGCCCCATGCGTACATGCCGCAGTGTGGGCAGTTATGTTCCGGAAAGGCGGTCCGGCTCCCGCGCATGACGCTCACAGCGGCAGCTCATTATCGTCGGCGTCAGTCGCGTCCACGTCGATGGACACCTTCTCCACCTCATCGTCTGCGGCCGGAGGTGCCATCGGAATACGCAGAGCTCCACGCTTCACAGTCTCCAGAGGCGCGTGCGTCGCGTCGATGGTCTGACCAGAACGCTCTTCGTCGTCCAGCAGCTCAAGCGCCTGGACGATGTCCGTGGACTTCGGAAGGTAATGGAACGCGCGACGGATGACCGTCTTCCGGCACATCTGTTCGTAATCCGTCTTCCACGGACCAGACGAACCAGACTGGCTGCGCGAACGAATCTGGTCGCACTGCTTCTTAGACATGTACTCAATGAAGTTCTCTCCGCTCTTCAAGCGGACGAAGCAGTACACGCCCACCATGCTGTCGTCGGCGTCCGGGTCGTGGTTCTCTTCATGGATGAACGGCACCTCAAGGTGACGCGCAATCTTGAAGGTGTCCGACTTCCGCACCACATTCGCGCTGAAGCTCCGAATCTCTCCGCTGCGACGCATCAGCGCCAGCATGCCTTCGTACCCGATGATGAGCGTGCATTCGTTGCCGCGCGGGATGAGGTAGCACAGGCCCTGCACGTTAGGCTCCAGTCCCAGCTGCGCTGCCGTCATGATGCACGCCTGGACGGATGCCAGAGAGCAGGAGAGCAGCTTCGGGTTCTTCCGCGCAGTCGTCTGCAGCGAACGCGTCCAGCGCTCCGCAGTCATCACAGCGGGGAGCGCCTTTCGGAACTCCTCCATGGTCGCAGGAGCTGCAAGCCAGCCGATGAGGTCTTTGCGTGGTTGTGTCTGAATTTCGGTTGTCATTGTCAATGTCCTTAGTCTAAACGCACGAAGACCGCGAAATGCGGCTTCATCTGGGGTTGCGATTGGTTAGTTGGAGCTTTCGCTAGCGACGATGCTCTTGCGAAGAGAATCATACTCCCGGTGCAGATTGGAAAGCAACTTTTTCTGCATCTCAATCTCCGCTTCTCGCGTCTGCCATGGCAGCTGCTTCTGCAGGTTCTCAAGCGTCCGCAGCGTGTTACGGATAGTCGACATCTGCCGGTTCATCTCCGCGAAGGTCGTGCCGTGGACAGGATGCTCCGTCCACTTGCGGGGGCTGTTCCGCTTCCTGCTGGGAGTCGCCACAGCGTCCACGCGCTTTGGAAGAGGCCCATGCTTCCGCTGGAAGTAGTTCGCGGCGCACGCCACGATGTACTCCACGAACTCCAGCGCCTGCTCCCGTTCGCGGCCTTTGATGTAATGCTCGTCTGCAATGCGTGACATCTTCTCTCTCCTTCGTTGAGGTCCTTTGACCAGGGGAATGCGGACGGCTGGGAATCGAACCCAGCCACAGGCCTAACCTAGTCCGGCTTCTTCGGAGGCGTCACGCTCCAGGTAATGTCGCCCCACTTCTTCGTCCGCTCAATGTTCTGAAGCCACACCTGCAACGGCGAACGGCCTTTAGACATAACACGGAACAGCTTGACGAAGTCTTCCGGAGGCATGCCGGCAGGAATGCCGAACTCCTTCTTCAGCTCCTGCGTCACTTCCAGACGCGCAGCCTGCTTCTGACGCAGTGCCTCTAGACGGCAGTCACGGCACCAGCTCTGCCGGCGAACCACAGTGAACTCACCTTCAGACGTGACATGCTTCATGTTCCGGAAACCGAAGACTGCATCCACCTCCGCTTCGCTGCAGGTCTTATCGCAGTGCGGGCAGGCATGCACAGGCACCAGCTTCGCAGACGGCTCACTGACGCTGTACCAGTCCTCCTGACCGTCCTCGTCGATGTAGTAACGAATCCGCGTCCCTTCCGTCAGCGTCTCCTCCGGCTCAAACTCCTCCGACTGGTCGTCTGCTTCCGTGTAAATCGGAGAACCGCTCTCCCCGTCGTCCAGGACATCAGCCTCCATCAGCATCTCTGCAAGGATGCCAGAGCCAAGGTCGTGGAGACGATGCGCAAATTCAACAGCGTTCTCATCCTTCTTCGGAAGTACCCTGTTCTGCAGAGACATCAGCACACACTGTAACGCTAACTGTTCTTGAACCTTCATGACCTCTCTCCTGTTCTAATGTCGCTTCATTGCGACGGGTTGAAATAAAGGCGCGAAGCCGGGCGTTGAACCCAGCGCGAAGGCCTAGCCCTTCTTCGCCCGTGGCGCTGTGATGGTCGCGCCGCCAGACCGCGTCACAGTCTTCCGGTACAGTGCAGCCATCGCAGGCTGCGCCTCTTCGAACGCCTTCGCGTCAAAGGCCTCCTTCGAAGACTCCGGCGTGAACGACGACTTTATGCCGGAAGCCGTGTGCAGCTTCGGACCTTCCGCATGGTATGCCACGATGACCTTCTTCAGCGCGTCCTGCCGGTCTTCAATGACCTTCTTTGAGCGGTTCAAGTCGGTGTACTCTTCCATCGCTGCTTCAACGGCACCAGACACCATGATGGAGTCGTCGGTGGCCTTCGGTCGGATGGTCGCTGCCAGAGATGCCAGGCTGTCGCTGTCCGATGCTGCAGGCCACCTACCGGCGCTGTCATTGACCCACGCGATAGCAGCCTCTGCCGCTTCGATGATGGTCGCCTGCGTCTCTTTATCTTCGAAGATTTCCAGAAGGTGGATGCGGTCGTATCCTAGGCCGGTCGCCACGCACAGGTAACCCTTCTTGCATCCACAGACCAGCAATTGAGCTTGCACTTGTAGATAATACCCCAGCCGGATATCGCCCGGTTCAAGGTCAGCGAAGCCGAACTCGTCCACCTGCTGCCAGTCTGCGCCGCTGCGGTCTACCTTCGCTTCGAAGGTTGCAACCACCAGCTCCTCTCCGAACCCAGATGAAATCCGCTCGTCCAGGATGAGCGCGTCAGGAGTCGCAGACAGCGCTCCGAAGGCCAGAGACTCCGGATGCGTCCACGAAAGAGGAGACGACATCGTGCTGATGCCAAGCTTCTGCATGCCAGCCCGGACGATGAACTCTTCGAAGTCGCGACCAAAGCGCATCGCGTCATTATCGTTCTCGTCCACGATGCCTGCGCGCAGGTCACGCTTCGTCCGGACGATGTCCAGCAGGCCTGCCCACTTTGACACACCCAGAACCGCTGCGACCTCAGACGCACCGATGTGGTTCGCGCGACCCAGCTGCCACTGCGCGCTGCCATGTTCCGCAGGAGGAAGAGCCACGGCCTGCTTATTCGCGTATGTGTGAACAGGCTTAGTCATGGGACACCGTCGCGCGGATGGCGTCACGACGCTCCTGCATCAGAATCACCAGCTCGTCGATGACGGCGGTCACAGCGTGAGCTGCGCCTTCGTTCGTCAGAGCCTTCTCAAGCTGCGCACGCAGAACCGGACGCGACGGCGTCGCAGTCGTCAGATTCGTCCAGCCAGCAGAGAAGGAGCCTGCAAAATTGTCCATGACGTGGGTGCCGACCTGCAGCACGATGCGGACCTCGTCCATCACAACCACGCAGTGAACCTTCCACGACTCACTGTGGTAACCGGGGGCATCATCCACCGGAATGTCAGTGAGCAGGTCAACCTTCCGCTCTGCAGTCAGAGAGTACGACGTTGCCGACGTGTAGGTGACCTTCCACGGCAGAGGCAGGACCTGCGCCACGATGGTCAGAGTAGGGGGAATAAGAGACAGAACAGGACTAATGTCGGTATGGATGTCCATAACCTTCCTTTGGTGTGGCCCGATGGCCGTGATGGGGAATCTCTCTAGCGGAATGCTATCCTAGTCTCGCAAAGATACACTGTCAACCTACTTTCAACACAGACAGCGAACTTTCTTCACCTGCTCCAGAGGTCAGATGGGAAAGGCGCTATCTTCGAAGTCTACTACCTCAAACGACATCATCGTACCTGTCGTCCACGATGCGCATCTCCGGCAGCGCCTCTCCATGCGAGGCCGTCAAAGCCTCTTTAGAGAAAACCATGCAGCGCGTTCTGACGCCTGCCACCATCGCCTTCTTGTCCAGGCGCTTCGCATCAGTCTCTAGCCACCCGCGCAGCTGCCACGCTTTGAAGATGCCTTCCGCGTCAAAGTCCGCACGCTTCAACACCTCGCGCAGTTTGCTGACGACCAGTCCCAGTTCAGACACCGTCCCGTCCTGCACGCGCGCCACGCCCATCCAGCCACCGTTCGGAGCCTGTGCTGATTTTGCACCCACTGGAGCGAACTTATCCGGCTCCAGTGCCACCAGTCCCATGACGAACTCCAGAGCTGCAAGCGGACGGTCTGCGCTCGCGCCGGCTGACAGCACCTTCATCCACAGCTCATCGGTGCCGACCATGATGTCGTACCAGTCCACAGGCAAAGCGGCCTCTCCAACCCACTTCGCCATGAAGTCCTGCAGCAGCCTCCATGTTAGTTCTAGCGTCGCCATGTAACCAGCCAGACGAGGTGCCACCTTATTCCCCGGCGACAGCTTCAGTGCACGCGTCGTGAACTCCGCCTGGTAATGGTTCCACGATGCGCGCAGTGCCTTCTTCCCGGCATCGTCCAGACCCTGCAGATGTTCCACCATCCGCATCTGCGCGTGCCCATAATGCATCGACATGTGAGACAGCAGGTCCGCAATCTTCGCTGCCATCTCCGGCGACTGCTCTCCCCATGGCAACCCATGCAGCGTCACGCACCTAGAGCGAAGGCCACCGTCTCCCGTAATCGACGACAGCGGATACTCCGATGTGCTGATGATGATGCTCTTGAACTCTTCCGTCCGCTGAAACTTTCCGACGACCGTCGTTCCACGGTCACGGCCGCGTCCGCTCATCAGCTGGTACACCAGAGCAGACAGGCCCTTTGGTCCTAAACGCTCCGACCAGTTCTTCGTCTCATCAATCGCCACCGTGTGGTGAGCGAACATGCTGACATAACTCTGAATCGCAATCGGCGTGGAACTGTAGGTCGTTGCCAGCTCCAGAGGATGACCAATCGCTGACAGCGCCACCTGCATCATCTGCGACTTTCCGCAGCCTGTCTCTCCGCACAGGTCCATGAAGAAGGTCCGGGCTGTCTCTCCCAGAAATGGGAGCAGCGCCGATGCAGACGCTGATGCCACCAGAGCTCGCAGCGTGGAATGCTCAATCAGATAGGGCAGCAGTGCCTTCGTCCACTCCTGCGCCGTCCCGTTCTGGTGAACCATCGACACGGCCTTCGCGCCTGTCTCATCCAGCTTCAAGAAGGCAGGGGCGTCGCCCATTGCAACCTCTCCCAGCAGGAAGCCTTTGCCATGCCATCCTAGCACCCGCGACATCCGCTCCTGGTGCGCACACCTGCGAAGCATCGACTCCGATGCGCCGATGTAGCGCACTGCCTCCGCAGAGGTCGCAGAGGTCACAGGTATCCCAGCGTCAAGGCAACCCAACAGAGCGTTACCGCTGCAGAACACCTTCCGTGACTCCACCTGTATCTTCCTCCGGCCTTCGTCGTCCCACTCCGCCTGCAGGCTCTCCACACCCATCGTCACCTCGAGGATGCGCTTAGTGATAAAGAAGGGAGGGTCTGACACCAGCACATGCTTCTCTACCTCTTTGCCGTCCCTGCCCTTGACCATCGCCACACGGACCAGACGCCCGTTCTCGTCGATGTCGTAATCTTCTGGCAGGTTCGGAGCGAATGTCCGCGCAGCTGCAGGCTCCTCCGCAGCAGCCTTCTCCTTCTTCGCAGACGGCTCTTCAAATACCGGCACATCGTCCAGCATCCATGCAGGCATGACCGGCTCTGCCTTGACCTTCTTCGGCGGTTTCCACCCAGCCTGCGTCGCTGCATGCCACAGCGTTCCTAGACCGATGAACGACTTTCCGTTCTTCTGGATGCGCTCCCACTGGACCTTCGCTGACTCATCATCGAACTTCGGAGAGGTCGCTGACCAGTCCATCCACAGCTGGTAACCGTCCGGCACATCGCGCAGTGACATGCCCACGCGGAACCAGTCCGCATATGCCATCGACGCACTTAGACTGAACAGCGCCGATGCCACCCAGGACACATCGCCTAGGTCGCCGTTCCGAACCCGCTCTTCACGCACCGTCGTTCCCGTACTCTTCAGCAGGCGAAGCAGCCACGTTGCAGCTGCAGGCGGACACTCCGACTCCAGACCCGTGTCGCCGTCTTCCTCCGCCCATGCGTACAGCTTCCCGCTGTTATGCAGCGAAGGAGGAGCCACGATGTAGCCGCCCTCTCCGCGCGTATCTACATTCTTGCAGATGCTTCCCGTGGAGTTCTGGACGACCTGACCCTCTTCCAGCTCAAACAGAAGGTGCAGACCTCCGCCTCCCGTCTTTGACATCGCCGTCCGTGGGAAGGGTGAACCGGCCAGCCGCTCACACTCCTCCATCAGCACTTCAACGGGAATGTCCTTCGCGTCTAGGTCCAGCACTGCCAGACGAGAGGCCTGCCCCGTCCGGATGCCCACGTTCGCTGCAGGCCACTTCTTCCACCAGCTGCGTATCGTCGGTGGGTCCGTCGTCGCATCGTGCAGGCCGTTCTTCGTAAATGGCTCCTTCTTCGACTTCCCGGAGCCAACAGGGAAAACCTGCCAGCCTCGCGAAGCGTACAGAAGGGCCGCGTCCAGGCACCTCGTCTCGCTCATCGTGTCCTCTCAATGATGGGGGAGGGTGAGCATACTCTCTAACGGTGCAAAAGCAAGTCTAGCCAGACTAGACGGGAGCGATTTCTGGTAGCTGCTCCCCGATTTTCGGCCGATGCCCCCAGAATAGGCCTGTTTTACCCTCTCAAAGTGCCTTCTGCCTCAATCCGCCCCACTCGCGCCCCACGGTTGCCCCACGGTCTGGGGCGGGTTTATCTCTCTATCTTACTGTTTACTCTCATATCTTTCTTTACTGCCCCACATGCCCCACATCTGAACACACAGCACCTATACACGCGCGCACCCGCGCACCTGCGCACACGCCTGCACGTCCGCGCACATAGTCGGTGTGGTGTGTTGAGTTTTGGGGCGCACCCCAAAAAGACCTCCGCGCCCGCATACTTCCTCGCGCAAACGAGGTTTTGAGTAGTGGGGCGCGAAGTGGGGCGGATTCCGTCAAAGGCCGTCAAGAGCGGCAAAGCACCCTTCTAGCGTGTCAAAGCGCATACACTCTCCCGAGCCTCCTCCGGACGATGAAGACCGGAACTGTGGGACCCAGAAGAGCGGCGGCTTGCTAAAGGCCGCATGCCTCCGCTATTGACGCGCTAGTTCTTGCGTCAGAAGCACTGTGGGCGTACATACTACCTGTCCACGCCGCCTGCAAACCCTCGCGCGTGAACGCACCTGGAGCGAACAATGGGCTTCACCCGCGAAGAGAAGCAGGACTTTCAAGAAGAGGCATGGAAGCTCCGCCTGCAAGGGAAGAGCATGCGCGCGATAGGAGAGGCGCTAGGCCTGTCTGGTGGCTACGTATGCCAGCTGCTGCATAAGGCGCTGGAGGAGAAGAAGGAGGAGCTGGTCGGCACTGCGGAGAAGCATGTGGCGAATCAGGCAGGTCGCCTGGACGCGATGATGGAGGCGCTGTGGGAGAAGGTTCAAGCCGGAGACCCGAAAGCCATCGCAGCTGCGCTCGCGATTGAAGACCGCAGGTCTAAGCTCCTGGGGCTGGATGTCGCGCAGCGGAAGGCGCTGGACATCACGACCGGCGGAGAGGCCGTCTCATTCAAGATAGAGATACCCATCGTGGACCGCATTCGCGGCGCAGAGGGCGAAGATGCCTGAAATCGTCGTTGAACTTCCGCGCCTGTATAAGAAGCAGGGCGCTGCGGTTCTGGACCCTGCACGCATCGTCTGCATTGAATCGACGACGAAGGCAGGGAAGACTCTCTCCTGCATCATCTGGCAGATATCGGAGATGCTGAAGGCCGCGCCCGATTCGGAGCATTGGTGGGTGGCACCAGTGTATCAGCAGGCAGACATGGCCTTCCGTGAAGCGTGGAAGCTGCTGCGCGGAAAGCCGGGCTTCCGTCAGTCGCTGTCCGACCGCAGCATCATCGGCCCGGGTGAACGGCGCTGGATGTTCAAGAGCGCTGATAAACCTGATAATCTCTACGGGTCTGCCGTTTCAAGTGCCGTCCTAGACGAAGCCAGTCGCATGAAAGACGATGCCGTTGACGCTGTGTACAGCACGACGACAGCGACGCGCGGGCGGATGCGTCTCATCGGCAACGTTCGCGGCCGCAGCAATCGTCATTACCAGTGGAGCAGAAAGGCAGAGGCAGGAGAGCCGGGCTTCGCGTACCATCGTCTTACTGCTGACGACGCTGTCGCTGCCGGCCTGTGGCACGCTGCTGACCTCGAGATGGCGCGTCGCTCCATGCCGCATTCTGTGTTCAGGCAGCTGTATTACTGCGAACCCAGCGACGACGGTGCGAATCCGTTCGGCATCGACGCCATCCGGAACTGCGCGGAGCTCTGCAACGGCCAGCTCACAGGCGCTCCCGTTCGGGTATGGGGTTTAGACATAGCGCGGAAGCGTGACCATACGGTTCTCATCGGACTAGACGCGAACCGAAAGGTGGCGCAGTTCCATCGGTGGCATGGCCTGCCGTACAGCCGCATCGTGGAGCAAATCAAAAGCATCGTCGGACCGCAGTCAAAGGCCTGCGTGTTTTACGATGCGACCGGAGTGGGCGACCCAGTCGGAGAGCAGCTGGAGAAGGAGAAGGTGTGGGTTGAACCATTCATCTTCTCGTCTGCCTCTAAACAGGGTTTGATGGAAGGCCTCGCAATGGCTTTACAGCAGGGGCGCACTTCGGTTATCGACGGCGTGCATCGGTCGGAGCTAGAAGGCTTTGAGTACGAGATGCGCGGCAACAGGATTGTTTACGAAGCGCCGTCGTCAATGAACGATGACGCTGTTTGCGCGCACGCTCTGGCGTGGCATGGCGCAGAGCGTTTAGGTGTAAGTCGTGATGTCCGCACGATTCCGAAGAATCAGGCGACATCTTCCAGGGTGAACACATGGTGACGCGGAATTCTGGTTTAGTGGACCCGTCTGGCAATCCGATTTCAGTAGCTGACGCAAACACTCGCGTTAGCATCATGGGCGTCCGGAACTTCAAGGGCGGCTTTCCAGACGCTGACCCTAACAGCACATTCGGACCGTACCAGCGACGCGGCACAGGCGGCAGTGTTACTGGTAAGTACCAGGAGATGATGCAGACTCACTCCGGCATCGCGTCGGCTGTGTACTGGTCAATCACGGAAGCATCGTCTCTTCCGAAGGAGGTCGTCTGGCCTCACACGTCGATGCCAGGCGCAGAAGAGAAAGCCTTCATGCACATCTGCCGTCAGGCTGTGATTGAGGAGGCGGTCGTCTTTGACGGCACCTTGAACGGCGCGAACGCGCTGTGGCAGTACGTCATTCTGGATGCGTTCATGGGCTTTGGTCTAATGATGCCGCGTCTGCTAGAGGGTAATTCTGTTGAATGGTATCCTGTGGCACACTCTGCCGTGATGCTGTGGGACCCAGAGCCGGGGACCTACTTCATGCGCGGCGTGAAGTTCTCCACGGGTCAAGGATACGCGAACGTTGGAGCTGCTGACCTAGTGCACGTGGTTCACGGCACAGCGACTGCAGGTGAGTGGGAAGGCCGGAGCATCCTGCGTTCGCTGCTTCAGCCATATGAGCTGTGGAAGCAGACTGCACTGAACGCTGGTATCTACAACCAGATGAGCTGGGGCTTCTTAGACATCGCGTATGACCCGTCGGTATCGACTGACGACATCGACGCGATGAACACGCTGGCCGGTCAGTTTCAAGATGGCGTGCGGAAGTACATCCTTCGTCCACGGTCTGTGGATGTGGAGATGAAGTATCCGAAGGGCGCAGGTCCGGATGTCATCGCGCAGCTCACCTATTACGACACTCTCATCCAGCGGATGCTGAACGATAATCTGGCCGGCATCGGTCAGTTTGGTTCGCGTGCCATGGCAGAGACGGTGGATGATGCGGCAGGCCGTCGCGCAAAGGCATGGGTTGACAGCATCTTTGAGCGCGCCTCCACTGGCATGTTCGGATGGCTGGCGAAGGCGCATGGGTATACCGGGAAGCTTCCTGTCATGCGGTCGCAGTCTGCGGAGATGACGACGGGTCTGGAAGGATGGGCTGCGTATGTCCAGGGCGTGCAGGCAGGTCTTCTGACGAAGGGACCAGATGACGAGGCATGGGGTCGTAATGTCATCGGCGCTCCAGAGATGACTGAAGAGAAGAGCGTGGATAAACCCGCTTCACTTCTGGTCGGTTCACTGCAGGTCGCGCAGCAGGTCCTTCTTTCGTTGCAGCCTACTCCGACGCAGCCTATTCCTCTTGCACCGGAGGCGGCATTCCTGCTGCTGCAGAGTGCTGGCATTCAAGAGGATGCAGCGAAGGCGATGGTTGCAGCGCAGATGGGAGTACCATCTGCCGCACCAGTGGCTGCGGAGCCTGCGTCTGCGGCACCTGCTGCGGATGGAACTGTAAAGGAATCCTTGACGGTTGCACCTACTGCTCCAGAGACAGCGCCTGCTGATGTTCCGCAGGTCGTCATCGGCGGTAACGTGGAGGTTCCTGCTGCGATTGGAGAGGCATCTGCGTTTGCGCCTGCAGCTGCAGAGCCACCTGACGCGAAGATGTCAGACGAGGTGAACACGGCTCCGACTGACGCGATGGCATCGGCTGCAGAGCGTGCTCTTGCATGGCGCGATGAACACGGCCGTGGCGGAACTGCAGTGGGCGTCGCTAGAGCGCGTGACATCAAGAATAAGAAGAACCTGTCTGAAGACACGGTTCGCCGGATGGCCTCTTACTTCTCGCGTCATGCTGTGGATAAAGACGCGGAGGGCTTCAACGATGGAGAGGCAGGCTTCCCGTCTGCGGGTCGCATCGCGTGGGACCTCTGGGGCGGCGACGCTGGCGCAGCATGGGCGAAGCGAAAGGTGGCAGAGCTGGATAATGCATCTGATGACATGGCCGATGAAGCGACGCTTCTGGTCGCGTCGATGTCTGAAGCACCTGACAGTCTGATTCCTGCTGATGTGATGCAGGCTGCTACTGCCGCTCTAGAAGCACATAAGGCAATCGCGAAGGGTCGGACGACTGACACGGAAGCGCTGCTGATTGCACGCGAGCTCGCAGGTGGAAAGCGTCTGTCCTGGCGTCGCGTGATGAAGCTGGCAGAGTACTTCGGCCGTGAGTACCCGCGTCAGGTAGAGACTAAGTCGTTCAAGTCTGGCGGTCCTTCGTACCATGCGTACCAGCTGCGTGGAGGAGATGCCGGCCGTCGCTGGGTGCGCTCTCTTCTGATGGAGTACGCGCAGGGCGCTCATCGTCGCGCGTCGCGTCTGTCTGACAGGTCGAAGGCTGGTGGCGGTGACCTTTCGGACGGCGAAGGCGAAGGCTTCCTAGTCGTCGGAGGCGATGGCAAAGAGTTCGTCAATTACCGGCCTCTCCGCCCGGAGGAGAAGGTGGTGAGCTGGGTGTCACTGGCTGACAGCCGCGCGGCATTGGACGAGCTGCTGACGGCTGCGATTCTAGCGATTGCGGACGAGCATCGCGCAGCCGTGATTGCAGGTCTGGCCGATGGGTGGCAGGCTGGAGAGCGTGATGCGCTTTGGAATAAGTACCTTCAGCTCTACTCTGCCGCACTGACTGATGGAGCCAATGAGCTGCGGAAGAACGTGATTGAAGGCGTCGTCGATGAGGCGAAGCTGACTGCGCGTTCTGGCCTAGGTGTTACTGAAAAGCCGTCTGCTCAAATCGACGATGCAGTGAAGTCGTTCCAGGCTGCAGCTGACCAGCAGTTCGCGCTGGCTGCAGCTGCAACGCAGAAGGCCGCAGAGATTGTAACGGACCGTGTCCAGGGCGAAGTGGAGCAGGCGATTCTGGGTGGCGCTGATATGTCTAAGTTTGTCACGCGGATTACGCCTGCCGGCCTGATGACCAGCACGCTTCAACCCCGGAACATGATTGAGTCCGCATCGCGCGCAGCAGGGTACGCGCAGACTCCTGCAGCGCTGGCCTCTTCTGGTCTGGCTCCGCTGGTGCCTGACCGGGTCATCCGTTCTAGTATCAATGACGCGGACCGCTGCGATGTCTGCGAATCGTTGGACGGCAAAGAGTACAACGTCCGTGACTTCGTCGTCGGCACTGACCTTCAGCTGCCTCCGCTTCCAGACCCAGACTGTCTAGGTGGCGCAGGCCGCTGCCGCTGCGGTTACATCGGGCTGTACGACTAGAGGCTGCAGACCTCGCAGGTGCAACCTTTGAGGATGTACCTGTTGGACCTGGAGCCGATGCCTTTGAAGATTTGAGTGATGTGGCCTTCGATGAAGAGTGACATCAGCTCAGACCGGACGGCTTTGTCTCCGAAGTAGCCGATGCGTGCTGCAAGGGTTCTGGGAGACGGGTGAAATCCGACTGCGTGACAGCGATGGAGCTCGTCAAGGAGCGCCTTTTGTCTTTTCGATAGTGCTGACTGGTCCATGGTTCCTCCAAAAGAATACCGCAGCGCAGATAGGATTGCACTACTGCGGCGAACGCCACACTAGTGGAGGATAAAGCGACAAACAAAGACTTTCAGTGCAAAGAAAGCGCGTGCAGGATGCTTGCATGTCAAAGAGCAGCGCAAATAACCGTCCCCGCATCCGGACGAACGAGGTCAACCTTGGAGACGATGGTGCCCTTCGCTGGGTGTCTCTGCTTCCAGAGGGGAAGATTCACGCGCATGGCACCGTGTGGGACCTTGCAGCTGCGAAGACGGACCCCGATAAGTTGCAGTTCCGGTTTGATGATGTCGTGTCGTCGCTGGAAGACTGGCTACAGGAGTTCGCTCCTCCGATTGCTGTAGAGCATGTGAAGGACGGGACTGCCGCAGGCTACCTCCGGGCGATTCGCGTTCTGAGTGCTGGAGAGGCTGCGAAGCTGGGTATCAAACAGCCTGCGTCGCGTATGATTTATGGCGGGTTGGACGTGACCAGTCCGGAGTGGGCTGCGCGCTTTGATGCCGGGGAGGTGCCGTACATCTCTCCGAACATTCGCGCAGGCGCATCGACAGAAACAGACAGGCGGTTCCCGTTCGGAATCGGAGAAGTCAGTTTCGTCACGGTGCCACAGATAAAGACTCAACAGGTACCCGTCGCAGAGATGCGCGGGGTATCCCTTTCGGAAGGAAACACCATGAAGTTTGCAGATATGATGGGCGCTTACTGTGCGGAGCTTGGGCTGGACCAATCGAAGGTGGAGGAGCTTCTGAAGCTCGTCTCCGCTGCTGCTGCTGCAGAGCCTGGCATTGAGTCCTCCATTGAGGTCGAAGCCAAGAAGGAAGACGAGGCCGTTGCAGAGGCTGACGCGGAGGCTCCGATGTCGGAGGTGGCGTCGCTTCGTGCAGAGCTGAATCGCGTGAAGCGTTCGGCTGCAGCGGAGAAGGTCAAGAGCGCGATTACTGGCCGCAAGGTTAGCAGCGCGATGGAGGCCCTTCTGACTGACGCACTGGTCGCCGGAAAGACTGCGACCTTTGAGGCGCTTCTTTCGGACCTCGCGCCTGTTGCAGCGAAGGTTGCAGCTGCAGCTCCTCGCGCGGTGTCGCCCATCGCTCCTGGCATGACGAACGGCAACAGCCTGAACCTGTCGGACGTCATGGGCAACATGCCCAAGTGGAACGACCTGTCGGACGCGCAGCAGATTAAGTGCATCTCTGACCTCGCTGAGGCCGAGAGCATCGACCCGATTGACGCCTGGTGCTGGATTCGCGACGGGAAGGCACCGACCTCTGTCGAAGAGAAGCGCGCCACTGCAAAGTTCACCTCTCTCTAATCAAACCCGACTCTTCGGAGTCTCCTCCTTTGGAGTAAATCATGGCTCTCGCTGACCTCAATCCTCGTTCCACTTCGAAGTACCTTATCGATGCTGACCTCACTGACGCTGCAGGCAAGCTTCTCACCATCGACAGCGGTTTGACTGCGGCTGCTGGTGTTACCGTCCTGAAGCTCGGTACTGCTGCCACGGACCTTCCGATTGGCGTCGTCGTCGTTGGCGCTGCTTCGGACAGCGGCTCGTATCCTGCTTACGCGACCAGCTGCGAAGTGTACGATACGCTCATCGGCTGCTTCGACGGTGCTATCGCCGGTTCTGGTGGCGTGACTGCTGGCGCGGCTGTTGAGTGCGATGGTTCCGGCACGTTCATCGTCGCGACTCCTTCGGCTGGCGATTACATCGTCGGTTACGCGCTGACTCCGGCGGCCGCTGGTGAGCAGTTCACCATCAAGTTCAACGTCACCAAGTTCTAATCAACCCGGTCGCTGACCCACACTTCGGAGTAACGCATGTCTCTTCCCATTGGCGTAAATACAGGGGCACTTCGCCCTTCAGTCCTCCAGCAGATTTCGCTCCCGCGCTTCGGCGCGACGGGCCGTGAAGCTGCTCTCGTCTCGCCCATCATCAAGGTCGATACGCGTCAGGGCTTCTACCATTTCTTCCTGGACAACGACCAGCTCAACGTCGGTCCTTCCGGCAACGCGAACTCGCCGGTCGGATACGACTCGCCTGCATCGCCGGGCGGTCTCCGCATCAGCAGCGGCACGTACCAGGCTGGCATCTACCGCTTCGGCCAGATGAACTTCAGCACGAAGCAGATTGCGGAGTTCGAGGCGCGCGGGTCCGACATCCTCGCGACCTACACGCAGAAGCTTCTGGCGCAGGGCACGCAGCTGATGACGTCGCTCGTCGGTACGACCATCGCGACCGCTGCGAACTACGCGTACACCGATGCTCTGACGATTAACAATGCTCCGACTGCGGACCTGCAGGGTTATCTGAACCAGCTCATCATCAACATCATGGCTGGCGGTGCTGACCTCTCCAGCGGTCGCTTCGTTGCATGCTGCAACATGGAGGTTGCAAACGGCCTTCTGAAGCTCACGCAGGTTGCAGAGTCTGGCTACGCGCTGGCTTCTGACACCTCGAGCTACGCCCGCACTGGCGTCACGGACATGTCGCAGCTGAAGGCGTGGTTCGCGTCGAAGCTCCTCATTCCCGTGGAGCTCGTCGTCTTCCCGCACTACGTCACCACCCAGCAGGGTGGCACGTCGTCTCCGGCGATTCCGTCTGTCATCGGCGGCAGTGGTGGACAGGTCCTCTCCATCTTCAAGGTGGCAGAGTCCTATGGTTCGTCGGGCTTCATCCAGACGATGACTCCGAACCCGTCTGAGGCGACCGGCACCGTCCACACCTACCCCGTGTACAATCCGCAGGGTCAGGGTCTGCACATTGAGTGCGACCTCGGCGTCACGGTTGTCGGCGCGACTGCGAACGACCCGCAGAACAAGTTCGCGGCTCTTCTCGAGGTGTCGTAATTCGGACGCAGCTCCGGCTTCGGCCGGGTGCTGTGATGAGGCTGCAGCTCTGACCCCTCCGGTTGCAGTCTCTTCACAGCAAAGAGGTTCAAGATGCCGAACGAATACTCAACCTTTGGTGTGGTTCCTGCGGACATCGGCCGTTACCTGCCTAGAATTGCGTTCAGCACGACGACGCAGCCGACTGAAACGCAGGCAGAGGCCATCATTGACGACCATGCAGCGGACCTTTGCGGGTTCCTCATCGGCATGGGTGTAAGCATCACGACGCTCGCAGCAGACTCTGGCGCGACGATGTACCGGAACTGCCAGAAGTATATCCTGCTTCGTTTCGCAGCGCAGGTCCTTCGCAGCCGTCAGCAGAACAGCGACACGATGGCAGACCGCCTGGACGATGAGGCGAAGCAGCTGTGGGAGCGTTTGCGGGTTCACGTCCAGGACATGGCGAAGACTCGTCCTAACGGGCTGTTCAGTCCTAACATCCTTCGTTCGAATGCGAACTACCAGCAGCAGCTGACGAATGCGCAGCTGAACAGCGGTTCGCGTCTGGCAACGAACTCTGCCGTCTACAAAATGTAATGAGCGTCTTCATCAAGATGACGAACAATGCGAACGACGGCGTGAAGGTGCTAGAGGTGGCAATCCGGAACGCAGGGAACTGGTCTGCCTTCTGGGGTCAAAAGACTGACAGCGACGGCGTGTCGAATGACTGGGCGGAGTCTCGCATCGACATGTTCCTGTCTCAAGGTTCATCGACGGGTGCGCGGTGGGCGAACTACAACGCGATGGAGAAGAAGTACTATGTCCCTGTGAAGCGGTGGGCGCTAGGTGGCGGGCCGATGCAGCAGGGTTCAGTGCTTCGCTGGTCAAAGACTCCGCAGAGCAGGACAGCAGGCCGGGAGCGGCTGTTCCCGTCGATGTGTGTGAAGAGTAATGCAGACTACGTGTACACGGTTCAGGGAAACATAGTGACGCTGGGTACGAACCTGTCGTATGCTTCGAACCATGATAATGGGACAGGCGGCTGGACGCGGAAGTTTGGAAAGAATAAGACTAAGTCAGTCACGGTTCTTACTCCAAAGCGTCCGTTGACGCGGTTCGGTGACCCGTTTATTGCGAAGCTCCGGGACCGCCTGGGAAAGACCGCGTCAGCGATGGGCGGTAAAGTCGGAATCGTGGATGCGCAGTACGCGGCTAACTTCAAGTTGAACGGCGGAAGGATTGGCCTCAAATGACGACTCCCAGCACAGCATATGGGCCACAGATTGTGGCAGACCAGGCGAAGGCTTTGGTGCTGGCGAACTGGTCTGCTGTGTGCACTGCTGCATGGCAGAAGGCGATGGGCGCTCCGAACCTGCCGGCACCTGTGTCTGCGAATGTCTTCACCTCTCTGCGGACGCTGTTCACGGCAGAGTCGCAGCCGGCCATCGGTCTGTCTGTTGCATCCTCGAGCGCGAACATCACTGACGCGCTGGGAGCGATGGACCAGCTGCATGAGCTGCAGATTACTGTCTGCTCCGACTGGGGCTATTACGACGGGTTTGGAGTCGCGCAGCCTCTGGTGTCTGCCTCTGCCGGCGACCCTGCCATAGAGTTCACGGCAGAGGTGTATGAGACTGCCCTGCGTGCATACGTGGAAGGCATCGTCATGATTCTGTGTTCTGCGACGTATGGGTTCATCAATCTGGACCTGCGGAACTCAAGCACACCGGGCTGGCAGGGTACAGGCATCTACAACGCGTCACCCTATACGGGAGTCGCGCCGCAGGACTTCGTCGTCGGCATGGACGACACGGGACAATCTCTCATTCAACAGACGGTCAGGGCATCCATTCAGGTGTACCAGCGTCGCTCTCTTGCAGGATAAACCATGACGACCGCTCTTCTAGCTAGTAACCAAAGCGCAGTATTCATCCGGACGCAGGACCAGCTGGGTACGTGGATTGACCCGACTCCGACGAACGGCGCGACTCCTCCCGTTTACTCTGGAGCGTATGCCATCCGCGCCGTCGGAGCTCCGAAGTTCGCAGTTCGCGGCGCTGGCATCATCGACCGCAAAGAAGTGTTCACGCCGTGGGCTGGTAACACCTCAAGCCGGACGGGTGGCCTCGGATGGGACATCACGCTTCAGACGGAATTCTTCTGGCTGTTCAATGAGGCCTTTGACATCACGCTTGCAAACCAGACGCAGCTTGCAGCGCTGTGGCTGTCGTCGCCGTGGGCAATCTCTGACAGCGGTGTAGCAAATGACACGCTTCTTGCAGTGCAGCCGTTCTTTGAGCCTGGCGTGGCGCGTTCTGGTGTCGGCACTGTCCCTTATGCGGTTCAGCCGTTCAGCATGGTGTACGAAGAGACGGGCGGGAAGCGATATGAGGCTTTCGATTGCGTGGCTCTTCCGAAGATTTCATGGGAGTACGGCCAGCGCGTGATGATTGACTGGACCATCAAAGGCTCATGGCGTGCTGTTACTAACAGTCGGGATGTGCAGCCTGTGTACCCGTCGCCTTCGACGGAAGCGCCCCTCATCGGCGTGAACTGCGACCTGACCATCACTGGTCTAACTGTTGCAAAGGATGCTTTGACGAAGGTCACCATCGACACGGGCTGGACTCTGAACGATGTTGGCGACACACGGAAGGAGTACGGGTTCGGCATCTCCTTCTTCCGCCTGGACGCATCGCCTTCGCTGGAGATTGAGATGGCGGAGTTCAATGAGACCGCGCAGGCCAGCTGGGGACAGGCGCAGGCTAACACCATCGGCACCAGCATCGTTCTGCTCATGACGATTGCTACTAATCAGACTTGGACCATCACGCTGGCAAACCCGCAGTACGTGGCCTTCCCGGAGAACGGTGGAGAGACGAACGGCTATCGCAGCAATGCTCTGAAGTGGCAGGCGATTCCTGACAGCAGCGCGACGCTGCTCTCCTTCCTGATGACTTCTACCTAACCAGATTCCCTAACAGCCCAAACTTCGGAGGGCGCACATGTCAGTTCAGTTCGTTGAAAGTGAGTGGATAACAGTAACCGTCAAAGGCGTGGAAGCGCGTCTTCTGGTCCGTGAACCGAATGCCATGGAAGGCGTGCGATACTTCGCAGCCGTGGATAAACATCGGGAGGCGATGAAGGCAGACTTCGAAGCGCTGGAGCGCATCATCCAGACTCACATCAATCTTCTGACTGCGTGCGTCCTGGACAGTGAGAACTTTGAGCCGGCCTTTCCGAAGGCAGGTTCGGAGAAGGAGCGGTCCGCGTGGATTGGTCGGATTCCGTGGACGGATGTTTCTAGTATTGCCTCTGCGGTCGCGACGGTGGGTTACCCAAAAACTTCAGCCGGGTCGAATGGCGAGACTTCGCCCGGCTGATAACATCACATCGGAACCGCTGCTGGGAGTGTCCTGACGCGATTCGTCATCAGAGAGGCTGCACGATGGGTTACAGGCAGGGTCTGGACTTTGAGTATAAGGAGCCACTGCCTGTGACGTGCCCTGTGCTTCTGATGGAGCCTGCGGGCTTCTGGAGCGCACTGAAGATGTCGAAGTGGATTGC